TAACAGGAAGTCGAGGACAAAAAGTAATTGTAGCTTTTAACAACAACGCAGAAAGTAAAACAACAGTTGAAGATATTCCGTTAAACGACGCTCCAGAACACTACACGTATTTAAGCGAAGAATGTTTACGCAAAATAATGTTAGGACACAATATTACAAGTCCGTTATTATTTGGTGTTGCTTCAACAAATGGCTTTTCAAGTAACGCAGAAGAACTTAAAAATTCAAGTATTCTTTTTGACAATATGGTTATACGACCATTCCAAGAAGAACTATTAGATGCTTTTGATAGCATTTTAGCGTTTAACGGAATTGCTTTAAAGTTATTCTTTAAGACTTTACAACCTTTAGAGTTTACGGACTTGGAAAACACGCAGAACGAAGAACAAGTTGCAGAAGAAACAGGAACGGAATTAAGCGCACACACAAATCCTTTAATTGATTTAGGCGAAGAACCACAAGACAATTGGTTATTAATAGACGAAAAAGAAGTTGACTACGAAAATGACGATAAAGAAAACGAGTTGTTGAGTAGTGAACCAAAACAAAGTTTATTAAGCAAAATTGTTAACTTGGTTTCAACAGGTGACGCAAGACCAAACATAACAAGTAGACAAGACAAAGTAATTGACGGAGTAAAGTTTGTTGTTCGTTATAAATACGAAGGCGAAGTAACGGACAATCCACGTGAATTTTGTACACAAATGGTAAAAGCAAACAAGATTTACCGTAAAGAAGATATTTTAAATATGAGTACACAAGTTGTTAACGCAGGTTGGGGGCCAAAAGGAACAGACTACTATTCTATTTGGTTATATAAGGGCGGTGGAAATTGTCATCACCGTTGGAATAAACAAGTTTATGCAGTATTTGAAGGAACAGGGTTAAACATAACCGCAAACACAAAGAAATTAGCACAAGCAAAAGCTGCTAAATTTGGTTATGTAATTACAAATCCAAGTTTAGTTGCACAACGTCCAATTGATATGCCGAACAAAGGGTTTTTACCTACAAATAAAAAAGAGAATTAATGGCAGACGCACTTTTAGTCACACGACAAGATTTAGTTAAATTCACTTCGTTAAACGGAAACGTTGACACGGACAATTTTATACAATACATAAAGATTGCACAAGATACAGACTTGCAAAATTTCACCGGTACCAAGCTATTAGACAAGATAAAAGCGGACATAATAGCAAATACGTTAAGTGGAAATTATTTAACGCTTACAACGACTTATTTAAAGCCGATGTTAATTCATTTAGCGATGAAGTATTATTTGCCGTTTGCAGCTTACACGATTTCAAACAAAGGTGTTTACAAACACAATTCCGAAAATAGCACAAGCGTAGAAAAAAACGAAATAGACTTTTTAATTGAAAAAGAAACACAAATAGCACAACACTACACACAACGTTTTATTGACTACATAAGCAACAACACAAATTTGTTTCCTGAATACAACACAAATTCAACAAGCGATATGTTTCCGGACACAAACAATAATTACACTGGATGGTACATTTAAGAACATACAAACCAAAGGAAGTTAATATCGTAAAGTTAAAGACTTACCTAAACACTATAAAAAATGGGAAGTAGTTGGGGTTCTTTACCTTCGAGAACAAGTCCAAAAGGCGGTCAACGTGGTTGCCTATGTAAAGACGGAAAAAGGTATTCTATAAAGTGTTGTAACGGAAGTTTAAGCGCACAAGGAATAGGTAATATTACAGGAACTACTGCACCGATAATTATACCAAGTGCATACAGAATAACAGAAATAAGCGACCAAAGAATAACAGAAAATAACGACAAAAGAGTAACACAATAAAAAATATAAAATGGCAGATATAAAAATTAGTCAATTAACCGCAAAAGGTTCAGCAATAGCAAATACTGATTTAATAGAAATTAGCGAAAGTGACGGAGCAGGTGGTTATGTGACAAAGTCGGTTACAGGTGCAAATATTATAGGTTCAAAGCAAAACACTTTAATAAGTGGTACTAACATAAAGACCATTAATTCAACTACATTATTAGGAAGCGGTGACTTAACAGTACAACCTACTTTAGTAAGTGGCACAAACATAAAAACGATAAATAGTAATTCGATTTTAGGTAGTGGCGATTTAGTAATAACAGGCGGTGTATCTTCAGTTTCAGCAACAACACCTGTAGTCGCAACAGGAACTACAACACCTGTTATTAGTTTAGATTCAAATTATGGAGATACTCAAAATCCGTATGCTTCAAAGACTGCAAATAATATTTTAGCCGCACCAAACGGAAGTTCAGGAGTACCTACATTTAGGGCTATTGTAAGCGCAGATATTCCAACACTTAATCAGAATACAACAGGCACAGCAGACAACGTTACAGGAATTGTAGCAGTAGCGAATGGTGGTACAGGCACAGCCACTCCAAGTTTGGTAGCAGGAACTAATATAACTGTTACAGGAACTTTTCCAAATCAAACAATAACCGCTACAGGAACAGCAGGAGCAGTTACACAAATTGTTGCCGGAACAAATGTTACAATATCACCTGCAGGTGGTACAGGAGTAGTAACAATAAATTCTTCAGGTGGTGGTGGTGGTGGTACAGAGATAGGAGCTTTAATTGGTGGCGGTGTAGTTGTTGCAGTATTTAATGATGCTGGAGTAAATAAAGCTCTTATTGCAAGTTTGACAAATTTAGCTGCAGGTTTGCAGTGGACAATTGCTGGATTTCAAACTACTTTAATAGGTGCTACAGCTCAAAGTTATTCGGATGGTCTTACAAATACTAATGCAATTATAGCACAAACACTTTTACCTGCTACTACAGCTTATGCTGCGGGAATAGCAAGACTTTTTGCAGGCGGTGGTTTTAGTGATTGGTATTTACCTTCAAATTGGGAATTAAATATGTGTTATAATTCAGCAGCTATTACAGCAAAAGTTACAGGAGTTACTCCATTTCTTACTACTAACTATTGGAATTCTACAGAGGCAAACGCTACAAGTGGGGGAGTTCAAGTTTTTAGTAGTGGCAATATTACATCCTTCGGTAAGTCATCAGGACAAAATGTGCGAGCTGTCAGAATACACACAATATAAATAAATTAAGATGAAAGTACAAATAGGATATTATAACGAACAAGGGCTATACATTGAAGAGCTTGTTGATGTTATTGAAAGAACTAGCGAGGAACTAATACAAGAGAAAGAAGCACAGCTTTTGGCTATGTATGAAGAGTTACAATCTCTTAAAGGAGAATAGATGAAAAGTAATATTTTTGCAGTTCTTTATTTTATTGCGGGTTTTTCAACTTCGTTTTCTTTGATTTGTCAAGGCACAGAACCCTACATTAATTTGGCTGGAGTTACTTTGTTTTTTTACTTAACTTTCAGTTTAACAGAAGCATTTGAAGAATTATGAAACTACAATTATATTTATTACTTTACACAATTAAAAATTCCGCATTGAAACTTATAACAATTTGCTTTTCGTTTTTTTTACCTATTAGCGGAATACTTGGACTTTTATTTGCGTTGATATTGTCGGACACGGCGACCGGAATTTGGAAGGCTAAACACCAAAAACAAGAAATAACATCACGCAAACTTTCGGCAATAGTTTCTAAACTTTTACTTTACGAGTTGACGGTTATACTTTTTTACCTTATAGACTATTTTATTCTTAACCAAATAATTTTACAATTCTTTTCAGTTCCTTTAATGCTTACAAAAGTTTTAGCGTTGGTACTTGCTTCAATCGAAATAATGAGTATAAACGAAAATTACAAAGTTGTTAAAGGAATAGATTTATGGCAGTCGGCAAAGTTATTATTTGCACGAGCAAAAGAAGTTAAAGACAACATTAATAAGTTAAAATGAATTTATCTAAACACGTTACATTAAAAGAGTTTCAAGCTTCAGGAATAGCAACTTTACGAAACCTTAACAACCAAATGAACGAGTCGCAAATTGCGTCCGCAAAATTATTGTGTGAAAACGTGTTTGAACCTTTAAGAATTCACTTAAACAGACCAATAGAAATTAGTTCTGGTTTTCGTAGTTTACAGGTCAATAAAATGATAGGCGGTTCAAAGACTTCACAACATACCAAAGGCGAAGCAATGGACTTGCAAATAGGTTCTAAAGGTTTTAATTTTATTAAAGACAAGTTAGAGTTCGACCAACTTATTTGGGAGTTTGGAAACGATGAAAATCCTTCTTGGGTTCACGTTAGTTTTAGTTCTAAAAATCGTAAACAAGTATTAAAAGCAACCAAAAAAAATGGGAAAACTATTTATTCTAATTATTAGCATTTTACTTTATTCGTGTTCGGCTCAATACCATTTGAACAAAGCAATTAAGAAAGGTTTTAAATGCGATGAAACAAGCGACACAATCCGAATAACAACTTTGGATAGTATTCCTGTAATTATAAACGACACAATAGTTTGGGAAAAAATTTTAAATACAAAAGACACAGTTATAAAATACAAAACTGTTTACGTTCCAAAAACACGATTAGATAAAAAAATTGAATATAGAATTAAGGTTAAGACTATATACAAAGAACGAATAGTTGAAAAAGCACAGGCACGAGCTGAAGGTAAAAAGTCAAAAACGCAAGTCAAATTAAACCGACCTAAAGGAAATTTAAATCTTTTATTCGTTGGTGTTGGAATAGGTTTACTACTTTCGTACTTATGGAAGTATGCAAAAAAATCATTAATCTAAATTTTTATGGCAAATAACAGCGCAAGGTTTCGACTAAAACAGGACGAAATTGAAATACTTATGCAGTATCGTGGCATCAAAGAAGCAACCGATGAAGCTGGAGTTGATGACAAAGACGTTAAACACGGTTGGCTAAAAACTAAACAAGCTTCTTTATTCTTTAAAAACCCAAACTTTAAAGCTGAAGAACTAAACGAGATACAAAGAATAAAAGACGAATGTATAAAAAAAGTAAAAAAATACGCTCCAAAATATACTGATACAGCAATAAAATATGATATTGACACGGACGGACATTTACTTGTAATTGATATTGCGGACTTACATATCGGAAAATTAGCAACAGCATTTGAAACAGGCGAAGAATATAATTCACAGATAGCCGTTAAACGTGCAAAAGACGGACTACAAGGCATTTTAAACAAAGCTAAAGGGTTTTATATAGACAAAGTATTATTCGTTGCAGGAAACGACATATTGCACACCGACAACACCAAACGAACTACAACAGGTGGAACACCACAAGACACGGACGGAATGTGGTACGACAATTTTTTAATGGCGAAGAATCTTTATATTGATTTGTTAGAAAAATTAATAAGTTTTGCAGAAGTCGAAGTTGTTTACAATCCAAGTAATCACGATTTGACACACGGTTTCTTTTTAATGCAGTTAATAGAAGCACACTTTAGCAATTCAAGTATTCGTTTTAACGTAGATTTAAAGCACCGAAAAGCGTTTAGGTACGGAAGTAACTTAATAGGAACGACACACGGAGACGGAGCAAAAATCGAAAACTTACCTTTATTACTTGCAACGGAGTTTCCAATACTTTGGAGCAAAACTAAACACCGATATATTTATTCGCACCATATTCACCATAAAACAAGTAAAGATTTTATAGGAGTAACATTTGAAACGTTACGCAGTCCTTCAGGTTCTGACAGTTGGCATCACAAAAACGGATATACAGGCGTTCCAAAAGCGGTTGAAGGTTACATACATCACAAAGAATTTGGACAAATTGCAAGATTAACGCATATTTTTTAGTTTGATTAAATAATTTATAGTATATTTGTCATTCATAGTTGAAAAAAAGAAAACA